TAAAGAAATTTTTTAGTTTTAAACAGTAAATCCTAGATTACAAAAGTAAGTTTTAGTTTTTTAACATTCAAAGAAAATCCCCCCGATTTTATAAGAGTAGCTTAATTAAGCTCTTTTTTAAGCCGTAGGTTTCCCTTTTAAAACGTAAAAACATCAGTAAATTACTGTAATTAACTTTAAATTTGCCCGTAAGTTGCTCGTAAGTTGCTTGTAAGTTGCCCGTAAGTTTTAAGCTAAAAGCACTTAAAGACAAAATCTATTACTTTTAATAATAGTAAAATGGATAAATCAAAATATCAATGTGATATTTGCAAATATTGTACTAATAAAAAAAGTAATTATGAAAATCATCTTGCACGTAAAAATCCTTGTAAACCAATTAATGTATCTGAAATTTCTCCTTCTCAGATCAATATATGTTTACTGTGTAATGATAATTTTAAATCAAAACGAAGCCTTGCAGGTCATCTACGATTCTGTGTTAAAGGTGCAATACAAGAATGTTCAAAATGTCATGTAAAATTTTTGCATAGACAAAGTAAATATAATCATCTAAAAGCAAATTCATGTATTGCGGTTGATCAATTATCTATTATTAAAAAAACAGAAACTGTAGTAGGTAATACAGTTATTAATCAGCAAAATATTGCATGTACTAGTACTAGTACTAGTAATAATAATAACAATACATTTAACATTAAAATTGTTGGTCTAGGTAAAGAAGACGTATCATATTTTACAGATACTGCGAATGTTCCTGCATTAGTTGCTTCAATTTTAGAGCGACAAGCTGATGGTTTATGCGATCTTATTGCCTTAAAACATTTTAACCCAGATCATCCTGAAAATCAGAATGTTAAAAAGCTTCTTAAAAAGGACGATGTCATGCAGTATCATGATGGAAACAAATGGCAAAAAAGAGAAGCAAAGGTAGTCACTAAGTCTATTTTAAGCGGCATTATTAAAAATCTAACACACATGATAGATACGCTTCATGTGCATAATGAAGTAGTTCCTACAAATGAAGCAAATATATTTATGGATTCTATTGGAGAAGCTTTAGATATAGATTTTACGGGAGATAACTATGATTATGTATATGAAAAAGATGATGATCTAAAAAAGAAAATTGCAGAACAAATTATGTGCTATACAAAAGATTTCATTTATAATAAAACAAAGGAGTTCTGTTTATCTGATATAGTGCCTCAATAAAAGCCCCCCTAATTTATTTTTATGCAATTACAATCATGCCCTAAAATTTATCAGAAGCAAACTAAAAAATGAATATCATATATTTATTTAAAGAAAGGGTGTTCATATTGCTAAGATCAGCGCAGTCATGTTTACCAATCGCACCTTTGAAGATGCGACTTGGTCTGTAGTGTCGGCTTATTTTGATGAGTTGCAAGGAGATGCTATTGTAAAGCATGCTCTTGACTCCTTTAATGATTTCTTAAGCCGCAAGCTTGACCAAATCATTGAGGGCTTTAATCCTATTGTTGTTCATCATAAACATCTACCTGAGAAGGATATGCATGAATACCAAATGAACATATGCATTGTTAATCCTATTCTCACTAAACCTATGATCAATGAAAAAGACGGCAGTGTTCGTGCAATGACCCCCAACGACGCTCGCCAGCGCAACTTTACTTACGCCAGTACTTTATATGTTGATGTCTATATTCACACCACTGTGGTTAAAGATGACCAGCTTGTCCGTAATACCAAAACGCTGAAATCTGTTAACATTGGCAAGATTCCTATCATGCTTCACTCTAATTATTGTGCTCTAAAAGATCCGTCTTATATTAGCAGCCAAGATGAATGCAAATATGATTTTGGTGGTTACTTTAATGTAAATGGAAATGAAAAAGTCGTCGTTAGCCAGGACCGTATTTCAGAGAACAAGACCTTTGTATTTCTTGACACAAAGCTCTCTACTTACACCCACATTTCTGAAATTCGTTCTGTACCCGAGAACACATTTGGTCCTCCTAAGCTTACCTCTATTAAGTTGTCGTCCAAGACCAATCAACATGGCAAATACATGAAGGCCACAATTCACCATGTGCGCCACGACATCCCGTTGTTTGTGCTCTTTCGGGCTCTTGGCCTATGCAGTGATAAGGAGATTGTACAGTTTATCGTATATGATCTTAACACTCCTCTCGGCCGAATTATGCTGAATGAGCTCAAAGGTAGCATTGAAGACGCTAGTCAGGTACTGACACCCCTTCAAGCCCTCGAGTACCTCAGTCGCCACCTTAACATTACCGGATATCCTAAGGAACATTTGTATAACAAAGACTACCGGATTAACATTGTGCGTGACATTCTAAAGAAAGAATTCCTCCCTCATGTTGGTGAAGATTATACCAAGAAAGCCCTGTATCTTGGCTATATGGTGCATAAGCTAATTCGTTGCAATCTAGGCCATATGCCGCTTGATGATCGTGATTCTTACATCAACAAACGTGTGGATACCCCTGGTATTCTCATGGCCAACCTCTTCCGCCAATACTATGGCAAGTTGGTCCGCGACATGAAAAACATGATCTATCGCGAAATTGGGTCTGGGCCGTGGAAGGCAACCAATGAATTCATTGATGTTGTTAACACTAACAACATTTACAAGATTCTTAAAAGCACCACAATTGAGTCTGGACTAAAGTACTCTCTTGCTACCGGTAACTGGGGTCTTCGTAACAACACCAACAAGACCAAACAAGGCGTTGCTCAAGTACTCAACCGACTCACTTACAATGCTACACTATCTCATCTGCGGCGCATTAACACTCCCATGGAGAAAACTGGCAAACTTATTCAGCCACGTAAGCTTCACAACACTCAGTTTGGTATTATTTGCCCTGCTGAAACTCCTGAAGGCAGCTCCGTTGGCCTTGTTAAGAATCTGACTATGATGACGACTGTTACTGTGTCGTCTGACTCGTCTATGATTAAAGAACTTGTGCGCGACAATGGTACTGTACTATTTGATGGCGCTAACCTTCAGATGTTTGCTGATCAGACGCACGTGTTTATTAACGGCGATCTTGTCGGTACTCATCCGGAGCCTCAAACTTTGTTCAAAGTGATGAAGGAAGCTAAACGTGCTGGTCAAATCAATATTTATACCGGTGTCGTGTGGAATGTGCGCGGTAATTACATTTCTATGTGCACTGATGCAGGCCGTTGTGTGCGCCCTCTTTATGTCGTGGGAGCAAACAATCAGCTATGCCTTAACGAAGGCCATATTCGCGGTATCGTTGATAAGAAACTGTCATGGAACAATCTTATTAGCCCTTACGCTGCATCCACCGAGTATGCAGACCTATATGGCAACCATACGCCGGTGATTGAGTACATGGATGTGGAGGAAATGAATCATTCTATGATCGCGATGAAATATAAGGATCTCAGCAAGGGTCGCGTAGGCAACACATTGCCTATCTATTATACTCACCTAGAGATCCATCCGGCTCTCATGTTTGGTATCCTTGCTAGCAACATTCCTTTCCCCGATCACAACCAGGCTCCTCGTAATTGCTACCAGAGCGCAATGGGAAAGCAGGCAATCGGCATTTATGCAACCAATTTCAGGTCCCGCATGGATACACTGGGTAATGTGCTCAACTATCCCCAGCGCCCAATTGTTGATACCAAGGTTGCTAAGTACTTGCACGGTGCAGACATGCCCTCTGGTATCAATGTTATTGTAGCCATTGCTACGTACACCGGCTATAACCAGGAAGATTCTGTTATTATGAATAAGTCGTCGGTGGATCGTGGTCTCTTTAACTCTACATTCTACCGTTCTTACAAAGAGCACTGCATCAAGAACCACTCTACTGGTGAAGAGGAAGTATTCACTAAGCCTGATATTAGTAACACCAAGGGAATGAAGCCCTTCAACTACGACAAGCTTGATGAGGGAGGATTTGTTAAGGAAAACACTTATGTTGAAATGGGTGATGTTCTTATTGGCAAGACTATGCCTCAGAAGGTAAACGACACATTTGTTCACAAGGACAAAAGTGTTATTGTCAAAAATAACGAAATGGGTTATGTAGACCGCAATTGTGCTCATGATCGCTATTTCAAAAATGTTAACGCCGATGGCTATACATTTGCCAAGACGCGTGTGCGCAACTATAGAAGCCCGGTTATTGGAGATAAGTTCGCGTGCTATTCACCGGATCATGATATTCTTACTTCTAATCGTGGATGGGTTCCTATTGCTGAACTTACGCTAGATGATAGCGTTGCCACAATGGTTGATGACGCACTGGTTTATCAGAAGCCAACAGAGCTGCAAGAATATGATCATACTGGACCAATGTATGAGTTAAAGAGTAACCAGGTTGACCTGTGTGTGACTCTTAACCATCGCATGTGGGTGCGATCAAAGGTACCTGGGTCAGCTTATAAGGTTATGACTGCCGAGAATGTTCATCATAAGCGCCTCAAGTACAAAAAAAATGTAGATGTCTGGGAGCCTACCTATGGCCCAGATACCCCTTGGAATCTCGTTATTGATGGCGGTCAGATCACTCACTTTCGGTTTGAAGAATACATTGATGGTCATGGTAATACACAGCCCGAGATTTCTATTGATATTGATTCGTGGCTTACACTCTATGGCATTTATGTAGCTGAAGGATCAATCGCTCCTTATAGTGTTTCCTATGCTGCAAACAAGCCACGAGTACAGGCAGCGCTTGACACTGTTGCTGCAAAGACAGGCCAACGTATCACTAAAACAATGAGTCATGGAGAACGAGTTCAATGGCATTGGTGGTGCACACACGCTGTAAAGTTTATTGGTCTTGGACATATTTCTACTAACAAACGTCTTCATGATTGGGTATGGCATCTTAATCGCGACCAGTGTCAAAAGCTTATTACCGCAATGTGTCTTGGAGACGGAGGTCTTAACGTAACCAAAAACTCAACGACCGATACATGGCGCTATTATACATCATCTACTGGTCTTGCTGATGATTTCCAACGTTTGTGCCTTCACGCTGGTTATTCAACCAACAAGATTCTAAAATCTGTTGCGGGTACTAGCAGCACCAAGGCAGATGGAACGATCATTACGCAAAATGCAGATAATTTCAATTTATCAGTCATCAAAACTCAGAATGAGCCACTGATTAACAAAAACATGCCAAAGGAGCCTTTCCAGGATGACTTTATTGACTATGATGGAAAGGTGTATTGCTGTACAGTACCTCTTGGACATGGCATTGTTTATGTGCGGCGAAATGGTTATGCTGTATGGTCATTACAGAGCCGCCATGCTCAAAAAGGTACGTTAGGAATGCTTTATGACCAAGCAGATATGCCATTTAGTCTAAATGGTATTACCCCTGATATTATTATGAATCCCCATGCTATTCCTTCGCGCATGACAATGGCTCAGTTGCTCGAGTGCATTATGTCAAAGGCGGGTGTGGAGATCGGTGCTTATGGTGATGCAACTCCGTTTACAGACTTGAGCGTTGAGGACATTGCACATATTCTTCAACAACATGGCATGGAGCGCTACGGTAATGAGATTCTACATAATCCCCGTACAGGCGAACAGATGCCAACAATGATCTTTATGGGACCAACATATTATCAGCGCTTGAAGCACATGGTTGCTGACAAGATTCACGGTCGCAGTTCTAGCGGCCCTGTAGTACTCATGACGCGTCAGCCGGCAGAGGGCAGGGCGCGTGAAGGTGGTCTCCGAATGGGTGAAATGGAGGTTGAGTGTAAGTGGGGTCATGGAATGTTACATTTCCTGAAAGAACGTTTGTTGGATTGCTCTGATAATTACCGCGTATTCCTTTGTTCTAAATGTGGTATGATGAGTAATGTTAATCCTGACAAGAACATTTATGACTGTAAGGTTTGCAAAAATAAGACGGCGTTTGTTCAGGTGCGTATTCCTTACGCGGCAAAGCTGTTGTTCCACGAGGTTCAGTGCATGGGAATTGGTACGAAGATGTTGGTGTAAATAAAAAAATGGTACTTTGAATGTTTGTGTTTGTGTTTTCCTGTGATGTGTATTAGGTGTCATGTTTTCTGTTTAATAAAGCCTGACGACTACTACATCTCTGGTAGGACTCCAACTAGCAAATTCTTGAAGCATATTTTTGTAATCATCCCATACTCCACCTGCTAATCCACAGCCAATATTTTGAGGAAATGCTATATTAGCAGTAGTATCCAACAAAGCGTGCATTTCTTGCAGACATGATCTAAAATATGCTTTTCTTTTCTCATATGAATCCTTTGCATTATTATTGATTGACGTTGGTTTCCCAATATAGTATTGACCATACATGTTAATAATCTGAACAAGTCCTTGTGAATTTGCGTGCACACTAATAGTACCAGGGATTCGTTTACTATTTTTTTGATATGAGTTTGCAAATGGAAAGTTGGTAAACATATCGTGAGATAAACCTTTGGGAGTATATGATGTACAGTTGCATTGATGACACAATATATGCGTGTCTGCTAGATCAAATAGCGATCCTTTGATTACACGTAAAGACATTTTGCTATATTACATGTGCAAAGCATCATTTTATAAATCATTTTTTAAGGGTATTTACAGTTAAAAGATACCTCAAATATAATGTGTAATAGTTACAAATGTCGCTACCTAAAAACTTTTGGGAAGAGTTTGATCGTCGCTTAGATGCAAAACTAGAGCCAATTGCACGAGATGTAAGCATTCTTAAATCAGATGTTAGCAACATCATAAAAGATGTTGCAAAACTTAAAGAAACCACTACAAATTTGACAGGATGGACAAAAAGACAGGATGCATCAATTGAAAAAGAACTGACTTCAGCTTGTCTTAATCATCTTAGAACAATTAAACAATCTTATCTTGTATTTTCTCCTAAGAGATTTCCTCATAAAGTTGCAATTGCAGGAAAAGAAATAACTGAATTTGATGGTATTATTATTATGACAAATGATCATGTATTTTATGAGTTTTTAATGGGGAATAAAAATGCTGATGTAAATCAATTTAACCCTGATCTAAAAGCATATCTTATAATTGTTGAAGCAAAACAATATTTAGATAATAAAAAGGTTACTAAAAAACTTAAACAACGCGAAAAAATTATTGATCTACTTTTAGCGTATAAAAATGGTACTATTGTTGACTCTTCTTTATCAAATTGTCATTTTGATAAATTTGATAACAACATTGGAATGTACATGGGAGCTGCTGATTATGAGTCTGGAACCATAGAAAAAATAGAAAAATTTTGTACAACAAATACACAATTAACTGATAATCGTGAACTGTTTGGAATCATAGAGCTAACCGGAAGTCGCTTTACTGTTAAAGACGCAAGTAATGGTTTTGGAAAAGACACATGGGCTGGGGGAAAGAAAAATAGGTACAATGCAATAAAGGCACTTAAAGACAATATGCAAGCATCTTGTAGAATGACTAGCGTATATTATTTTTAGATGAAATCTTGCTAACTTGGCCGAGTGGTTCAAGGCGCCACACTTAAGATGTGCTGGGGAAACCCGACGTCGGTTCGAATCCGACAGTTAGCAAAATTTCATTTTTTTCCTTATAAAACTGTGCATGAGAGCCGTTTAAAAAACTAGTTTTTACATTGACTAAATACTCATCAATATCTTCATCAATTCCCTCAAACAGTTTATCATTTATTAGAAGAGTCATAGAATCCCAAAAGGTTCTTTTTGGATAATAAAAAGTCTCCTCTTTTTGGGAGGAGAATAAAAAAGTCCTAAAAATTGCTTTAGAAGAGTCATAGAATCCCAAAAGGTTCTTTTTGGATAATAAAAAGTCTCCTCTTTTTGGGAGGAGAATGAAAAAGTCCTAAAAATAGCATAAATCACAATATTTGACCTGTGACAATAATAAATAATTGCCCCAATACAACATCCATATGCGTTGGTTTTCTTCCAAGTAGAGTACACATTGCGCCATAATCATAATGGTGTGCTACAGGAATACCGCGTAGTTTATCTTGTTGTTGAAGGGTTAATCTATTTTTCCATGAGTGTAATGAGTGTAATGACGGTATTTCGTGGAAATCGCCATCATAAATAACAATAACTGAACATATGCGTATATCTACATTATTCAACCACGATACTGCATAAATACCACGTGGTTGAATAACAGTATTTGCATTAATACGCGTACCTAGTGTTATTTCTCCACAAGGTTGTATAAAGGCTATTGGCAAGCGTTGCATAGAATTTTAGTGATATACCTTAGACATTTTAAACTTCATTTTTTATTTGCTTACTTAAAAATGCTTTACAAACATCAAGAATCACAAAAGTTACTTAAACAACCTCATCTATAAACATAAAACGTAGAAGCAAATTGGGCTTCTTTATTAATAATGGACTTCATGCAAATTTCCCAAATGGGAATCTTAAACAAGATCTCTACACACAATGTTTATTTAGATGTTTTAATTTGCATAATTCTGCCTATATTGTTTAAACCATTAGCATCTTGGTTAAATAATTTACAGAATAATAATGACTATGACTATGAGTATCTTCAGTCACCTTTGAGAAACCTATTTTGCATTACACGACGTCATTATAGAAAGCTCGTTTACATTAATAATCCAAGTGATTTCTTAGAATCTATAGAAAGCAGATATGCGCATTTAGCAATAATGGATATGCTGAATCATCGAAAATCAGAATGGATCAATTTTACGAATAATTGCGATGTAGTAGTTGATAGATCATTTACTGGAAATGGTGTAATAGTTACACCTCCTACTAATGCATGGATTCCTATTGGAGACAATATTCGTATTATGATGACAAAAAAATGTGAAGATTTTAGTGGAAAAACGAATAGGATTGTAACGCATTCATATTTTTTTGAATCTACAGGTCCATTAGGAGGTCATAAAATAGACACTTTTTTAGCTACATCGTACAAACGTTTTATGGAAAATCACAAAAAACTTAATCGTGATGGTAAATTATTCATGTATATACCACAACTCAATATATCTGCTAGTTCAATAGTAACTGACAATATTTCACTTGAAAATAACAACGGGAGATCTTCCAAACTAAAATATGAACAATATGAGCTCAAAAATCAGAAACATCTACATTCAAATGTTTTTTTCCCAGATAGACATAAGCTCATTACTCTTTTAGACACATTTACAAAGAAACAAGGGCGCTATATTATTGAAGGATTTCCTTATCAATTTGGTATTATGCTCCATGGACTACCTGGTACTGGTAAAACATCTATCATAAAAGCAATTGCAAATCATACTAAGCGTCATTTAATCTTTATTGATTTAGCACGTGTAAGCAGCAACCAACAACTTACACAAATTATGTTTGAAGAAACTCGCCACATTGAGAATAATGAGGAATATTTTAACATGCCTCCACAAGATGTAATCTTTGTCCTTGAAGATGTTGATGCAGCTTCTAATATTGTGCTACAACGACATAAAAAGGATGGGCAAAACACACAAAACACACAAAACACACAACACACACAACACACACAAAACACCCAAAACACCCAACCTAGTAGTGGAGTTACTTTAGCAGGACTTCTCAATGCATTAGATGGTCCTCTTGATGGACCAGGGCGCATTATTATCATGACATCAAATTACCCAGAAAAATTAGATAGAGCACTAGTGCGACCAGGTCGGATTGACCTTCAAATCGGTCTAACCTACATGACTACTTCTGATGCAGTATTAATGATAGAACATTACGTTACTCGTCGGCAGTTAACTGATGAAGAAAAAGCCATTTTTGAGCAAAATTATATCCCTACAACTCCTGCAGAATTACAAGGAATTTGTTTAGGATGTGAACAATTTAAAGCAGTAATAGACGCTTTTACTCACAAAACGCGAGCGGATACTATTCAATAAGTGAACCTTCTAAGAACCACGATGCTTTTCCACTAAGGACTATATTTTTTGGTGTTTCTGACAATACAATTTTACCGCCATCTACTATGTAAATTTGATCACAATCCTTAACAGTTTCTAAGTAATGTGCGATGCTTAATAATGTTAATTCTTTTGCAGATACTTTTTTTTGTAACAAAGCGGTAATCATCATTCGTGATGGTGTATCCATTGCCGACAATGCCTCATCTAAAATAAGTAGCCATGGTTTTCGTAATAATGCACGCGCAAGCGCTAACTTCTGCTTTTGTCCACCAGAAACATTAGCTGCGTCAGGTTCTATCATTGTATCTAGACCCTCTGGTAATTCACGCACCCATATATCGCATCCTATGTCTTTCAATATTGACCATATAGAATCATCTTTTATTAGTGTATTTGCTTTTGATGATTCACATTGCAATCCATGTAGTAAGTTTTCACGGATTGTAGCCTTCCAGAATAGTGGAAATTGTTGCACACATACAATTCGCTGATGCAACCATTCACGATCATATTCTTTTAAAGATCTCTGCATAAACTGTAACGTTCCTTCACATGGCTCATAGAATCCCTGAATAAGCTGAATCAATGTACTTTTTCCGGAACCATTCTTGCCTATAACTGCTATATGACTAAATGAAGGCACCTTTATGCATAAATTTTGTAAGACATATTCTTTTTTATCAATTTGTTTACATGGATAAGCAAATTTAACTCCAGTAAGAGCCAATAATGTCCCTTCGTACTTTGCGTAATTTATTAAACCATCTAAGTATTCTGTATTTTTCTGATTATTTTTAATAGTTTCTTCTAGAAGAGGGGCCATTTGTTCAAATATTGCACGAGTTTCGTTCCAATTACCGCGCATTTCAAATAAGCCTTTGCATACATCAAAAAATTGTTGTTGATACAAGAAAAATGCTATTAATATATCTGCATTTACTCCCCATATATACCCCATTCCAAATACAGATACAATGAGTGTTTGTGGTATCATTATACTAGCAAATGCCCATAGGGCATATACGCGTGAATAATTTTCCATAGATGTTAAAAAAGTAGCCGCATATCTACTATATGCATTTAGTACCATTTTTTCACTGGCAAACCCTTGAATTAATGGTAGTAAACGCAATGACTCTGTAGTATATGCATTAGCTTTGTCTAAAGCCGTTTGACGTTCCATATATGCAATATGATGTTTTGATGCAGCTTTTTCAGAGACCCACCATAATGTCGGCACAAATAATAGCATTCCAGATGCCATCTTTACGTGTAAACCAAACATAAAATACAGAATACTTAGCAATTGAATAATAGTACGAAGCCCTACGTTTATCTGCAGTGACCATTGATTGCTTATTTTTGTAGACATTCCGTGCACATAAGTATGGATATCTTTAGGCGCCTTAACATCTTCAAGCAAAGTTCTATGAAGCTCGCGATTTTTAAGCAATGTTTCAAATAGCAACTTGTTTAGCCATATATTACCATTGTCTCCGATTATGCAAAAGATTCGTCCGCGAATACTTGTTATTAAGCCCATAATAATTGTGACAGCTAATAAAGTAGCTAATGCATGTAATCCACCGCTTTGTTTCTGAAGAGCAATTAATACTTTTGATGTACACGACGGAATATATGCGTGTAATGATGACGCCGTTATTGCAGAAATACAAGCACATAAAGTATGTATAGGTCGTGTCATAAACAAGCCTCTTGTTACAAACAGTACGTGTTTCATCATAGAATTACATCTAATGATTTAATTACGTCTAAATGTTTTTAGATTAAAAGGTATTCGGTAATATTAGTGCGTTTATTTGCTAAAAAAAATATATTAGATAATGGTAGATATCAAATGCTCTGGTAGTTCAGTGGCAGAACGTCAGGCTGTTAACCTGAATGTCGCAGGTTCGATCCCTGTCCAGAGCGATATCCCCATTCATTTTTGGAATGGTTCATGTCATACATGACCAACACGTTTTAGTGCTAATAAGTTATTTTCAGTATCTATTGGTGATAAATAATAGATACAATCAAATTCTTTAAAATTACTAAATCCATTACGGAAGAAATCTATCATCAAGATCGCGTTAGATTTATTTATAATAGTAACTGTGATATCCATTATTGTTATTCCACCTATCCTTTGAGATCGCTTTAGAAACCCTAATTCATTAAATATAAATGTGCGCTGTTTTCCGCGCGGCACATTAGCAAAAACAAATTCAGACGGCATTTGTAAAACATTTATAAAAAGCATGTGAATGCCTCCATTTTTTGTGTGCTTATAGTTAAAGCTGGCGATGAAGATCAGTACCGCGACAGCATTACAGCTGTCTTTAATCACATTGGCAGTGCTATATTTTGTTTATGTAATATCTCATAAGCGTGCAGCAAATGTTGAGGCATTTGAACAAGAACAGCGCAAAAAAATCATTGATCAAATTGAAGATTTTGATGGATCTGCAGCAGATACTACATTATCTCCTAAAGATTACGGTATTTATAAGCAGATTATTGACACATATAATCGTGTACTAGATCGCCAACCTTCACCAGAGGAGCTTTTTAAGCATTTTAATGCGATTAAAAGTAATGCTTATGACGAAAATAAACTTAAAACAATGCTATTAGGTTCAGAAGAACATGATCGCAAAGATAAGGCTCAAAATAATACTTCTAAAGATGATATAGAAAAGTCAATTAATGATCAATATCTAAATGATAAGATAACGCTTGTTTACATGAAAGAAAATAACAATATTGCTCCTACTAATGCAACACTAGCATTTCTAAAAGAACAATACATGGTTAATGGCATGAATGATGATATATTGGTTGTTACTATTCGTAAATTTATAAATAAAACCAAGGAAAACTATTTATCACCTGAATCTACAGAACCATCTACTGAACCATCTACTTCATCTATTGCACGTGCTGCAGAAACTGATATTGATACACCAAGTGGGGTTGTATTTGATACTAGTCTAGATAATATTGATCCCGAAGTAGCAGCAGATCTTACTGAGGTCAGTGCAAAGCCATATTTAGCACCTGTTCAAAAATATAATCCTAAACCGATACCTAAACCGAATCCTAAACCGATACCTAAACCGAATCCTACCACTGTATCAATGGTAGTTCAACGACCTAATATTTTTAATATTTACAGCCAGAAAGCTACTGAGGAAATATCTGAAATTGGTAATATGATATCTAGTCTCATATCAGGTACTCAATTACCTGCCAATATTACATCACAAGTAAATATAACTACAACTGAAGAAACTACCCCGGTTATAAAGTCAAAACCTGCAACCACAATGTCAAAACCTGCAGCCACAATGTCAAAACCTGCAGCCACAATGTCAAAACCTGCTGCCACAATGTCAAAACCTGAGTATGAGCCTGAGTATAAGTCTGATAAAACAGCAAACAAGTACCCTGTTTATGACCCCAAAGATCCTCGTAACATTGATAATATTACTAACACGTGTTTAGACAAAGATGCTATGGGTGCAAATCTTGATAAACGCAAAGAAAACATATTAGCCGATTATCAAAGTTCACGTAACATAAGTGAACTTCAATTTGCTTGCGATCGTGCTGGTGGATCATGTGCTAAAAATGCAGCTAACACATCTACTACATCTAAATTAGCTAAATATGGTTCGCGTAATGGTTCGCATTCAAATACTAATGCAGTCTATGACAAATCGCTAACATATGGCTCTGTTGGTCTTGCTGGAACACGTACAGGTGATGCAAACATGAATTCAAGTCGTCCTATTTACAACAATGCTGATAATAGTGGTAAACTATTCCCTGAATACGCATGGGCTGTTCCCCAAAAGATACTTCCTGAGCCTCCTGAGTCAATATATGGCCCAATTGAACAAACCGCCTTAATTGGAACGCTGCTAACTGATGCAAAAAACACCAACGCCGGTTCTATAATAAAAAAAATACCACTAGATGATTACTAAACAGGTTGTCCTAAATAAATGAGTGCATTATAAGCCGATAGTTGCTCTGCTTTTTTCTTAGTATCTGCTTTTCCGACACCCATAACTGCATCATGATGATCTTTAATGCAGACAGTGAAACATATTTTTTTATTATCAGGTGCCGTATCAATATCTACAAAGCGCGGCATAACCTGACGTGAGTGCTGATAATACTTAATAAGTTGATCTTTGTAATTTTGATTAGAACGTACTAATTCAGGAAAGTCAACCCATGCTTCCAGAACACCAATAATCCAGCGCTCTGCTACCTGAAATCCCATTCCACTAAGTTCTGGTAACACCAAAACAGTGTCATCATTTGACTTTTTCTTAACAAGTTTTTTTTCATCAAAGTCCATAAAGATCGCGGCAATAAACGCCTCAAACGTATCTTCTAGAATATTTAGACTATTACGTCCGCCATTAACTTCAATTTGATTAGCAATAATAACAAATGCATCAAACCCAACACTTTTAGACAATGAAGCTAACATGTGACCGTTAACAAGTTTTGTGCGCATTTTAGTAAGGAAACCTTCTGCTTCATGCGGATAACGTTTCCACAAATATTTGGCCACAACTAAACTTAGTACAGAGTCGCCAAGAAACTCTAGACGTTCATTGGATTCTTCTTGTAACGGGATACATCCGGGCGGACAACGTTCATTTCCATTTAGAAAGTTTTCATTCTTACGTGTACAATAAGACTTGTTTACAAATGCTTTCCTATAAACATTAATATCTAGTGGTTTAAGTGTAACACCGTAAGGGATCAAAAATGAATCTAAATCAGACTTATCTAATAAACGATTGTGAATGTTATAAGGAAGTTCATCTACCTGGGTTGTAACTGCTTCCATCACTTATTTAGATGTTTAATTAGTTTTAAATACCTATTTCAATTTCATTTTTTTTTAAGTTAAAACTTAAAAATATGCACGAGTAATAAATAGACATGGCTAATTTAGCCCTCCTTAATCACGCTGAAAATCTTGCTACTGAGATAATTGCAAAATGCTTTGGAAATAATGGTGCTATGTCAAACCCAATTGATCTAATTAGGTCAGGCATGGAACTAGTACAAACTGTAAGTGCAATAGATATGACTGACCGCAAGGCATGTCTTATTAGCGCTCTTCAAATTGTAGCAAGTGGAAAAGATGGAATTTGTGGTACCGATGATGATCTAATTGAACCAGAGACACTTAAAATGCTCAACATTCTGCTTCAGCATAATATTGTAGATCACGTTGTGGAAGCTCTTCTAGATGCCGCAAAGGGTCGTCTTAACATTATTGCTATTAAAGACGTACTTATAGATACTGCCGCGGTAAGTGTTGGATGCATAGATTGGTGCATGTGGAAGTCGGCGTCAAAGAAACGCGCCCAATAAATATCACTTAAATATGTGCTATTATTTTAATAGCAGTTTTTTTGCCAATCTTTCGTCCAGGACCCACCGGAATATTCTCAACGTGATGTGCTTTTGCAATTGGTGTTTCAATAGCATCTAGTGCACGCACAAATTCACTCATTGTAGAATAAACAGCTGCAATACCCATTGCAATTTTAGCAGAGATTCCTGGAATCTGTGACAATTGATAAATGAACACATTTTCAGGGGTAATATTTTTATTTTTCTTCATTTTTACTTGTAAAACGTAAGCATCTTCTCCTTCTCCCTCTTCTTTTTTATCAAAATATTTATTAGAATCTTCCAAGAATCTAGTAAAAGACTCAATTAAAAATGCGACAGTCTCTGTTACATCTCGCATAAGAAGTACTGTAATATCATCGCGAAATAATGTATTAATAATACTACTTGTCTGTGTTTTATCATCATTGGTTAGAGCATTAAACCCTTCAATGATGTAATAGACGCGTCTATTAGCACCTCCGCGACGCCATTCAAGTAAACGCGCCTTTTGTTCATGATGGCGCCCATCTTTGATAGAAGCCGATAAATCTGCTAGTGTCTTACGTTCAAAGACCATTAACATATCATCTGGGGTGGCTATGTTTGTTGTAGATACAACAACATCACCGATATCAAGGTTAACTAGAGAGATTGCTTCTGCAGCCCATGATGTTTGCATTAAGCGATCTTTTAAGATCGCTTCTCTGTTGTCAATAAAGAAATAAACCATTTTAATTACATATTATTAGTATTTAATTAATCCTTAAATGCTTTTAATTATTATTTAGATAATTTCAATATTATTAAATAAATGTAAATTGAATCATATGTGCGCATATATCGCATTTGTAAATATAAAACTCTTATATCATAATAAATGTCTACAATAAGTTCTCGCCCAAAAAATAAGACTAAAACAGCTAGTCGTTTTATACAGAAACCCAAAAAAGACATTTGTACTAAAATTTCAGGAGACAGCTCTATTAATCGTGCTAAGGCAATGAGTTTGGCGGAAATCATGGCAGCAAACCCCATTTTACCAAGTGATATACATCTTACACCAGGTTGCAAAGCATCCTATGTGGTTGTAACTTATTGGTGGGGATGTGGAAACTTTAACAAAAACACTCAGTTTCCTTGTCCAGAAGATCTGGGACTTAACGATAAACCTTCACAACCAGCTATTTTATTTGAAAACATGATTAAGCGTTTTGGTGAGACTTGTGTCAAGGCTGGTTGCCACTATATTGCTAAAGAATACCCACAATTTGCTGTACCCGGAGGCTATCAAAAGGCGATTAATGCTAAACCATATTTTATTCGTGAGGCGCTTAATGCAGTTCGTGCACAAGGTCTTAAAGGCGTTCTTTATATTGACGGCGATATGGATATGAAGACATGCCCGCTTATATTTGAACTGTCTGATATTGACGTAGCACTACGTGGTTGGAACATGGACCCACGTTCATCATCAAAAGCATTTAATACAAATAAAATTTGTTTTGACCAAAGTGTTATTGAGACAAGTGGAGGTACTATGTATTTTAGTACAACTTATGCATCGTATTATCTATTAAATGCATGGATTCAACGATGTAATGACAAAGGTACAGCCGGTAAAGCCGATGATCGTATTTTAAGCGAATTAATTTACGCTAATAAATATCACCTTAGCATGAATATTATTCAACTTCCGATTGAATACCTATGGTTATCTCAAAGTTATAATATATATATGAAAGATGATGAGCAAAATGCACTAATTACCCATCCATTATGTCTTACTGGAGAAGAACGCGCCGCTGATCAAGGTGCTGCTATTAATCGCAATACAATGCATTATGAAAATGTTATATCTAATAATATTAAATGTAAGAATCATGGTGGTGTTTTTTATGAATACATATTTTTTGATAACGAAAAACAAATTGCTGAATATAAACCATATTTAAATTATATTCAAACTACGCAGCTATACAAACATAACTCTGAATATAAACCACATTTAAATAATATTAAAACTACGCAGCTACACAAACATAAATCTGAATGGATTCCTGCAATGTATGTTACTGAATGGAAATATAGCTTTGGTAAACATACAAATACAGCTAATACCAACATGGACTATATTGAAGCAACTAATCAATCACAATCTAGATTACCAAAGGCTCGTGATATGTATGTAACTATAAATGATGCGATTGATACTATTTCAGTTGTAGATATATCACCTTCAAAAAATCCAAATGTAACCATTAGCCGCATTATTAATCAACTTCTTAACGGTAACCATGTGTTTTATCACCCTAGAGGCGTTGTATCACGAAATGCATATAATGATATGCAAAAATTCTTAAATTTTCCACGTAAAGGCTCTTTCCCTCAGTTTATGGCGGTGAATCTTAATGAAGATAATGTTTTCAAACCTACTTTTGATAAAAAAACGCCACTATTTTTTGCTCCTGGAAGCCCTGTTTTAATTAAAATGCTATTAATGTGCAAATGCATTTCAAACATTAATGATATATTCAGATCAAGTGATATTTTCTGGTCACGTATTCGTTGTGTATGGATGGAATCTACATCAGATTCACCTATAATAGCCTCTGCAAATGCAACTGTAAAATCTAACTCAAAATCTGCAACAAACAGCGACAATCGCCCTGCATCTAATCGTAGTACCAGTAAAAAATCTACCCTATAAAAATCATATACACTATTTAAGGCGCGATCACTAACAGCAACTATTGGCCAGCGTCCACGCATAAAATGGCTACCTCTACAAATGCGGTATCAAATAAAGACTTTATGCAAGTTGATAACTTTAAGTACATTATTGGTCTTTTTAAACGTTTTCTTATTGAAAAACATAATATAAACATTGATTCAACTACAATTGATCTTAAGCGCACGCTCTTAGATACAATGGAAAAAGTACATGCCGATCTACGTAATAACTCAACAACTCGTGAAATGAATGAGATAACTCTAAAATCAATAAAAAATACAGTTCTTAAAGCATTAGCTAATGAGTCAACCGCGCAAGATAATACCGGTTCAGGATTGTCTCGCGACTCTACTTTATATGGTAAACGTAATATTAATAGTACTGGTCATATACTTCCCGAAGTTACAACTGTTAAAAACGATAACGCTGCAACGGCTATTATAGAACAATTTGAACATATTCGCATGTCACGTGATACACCCACCGCGCGAGACAATGCTATGCAGCAAAATAAAGGCCCTGAAGCATTTGAAGAAGTAAAACCATTAAATGATGCTGAATTTAATGCGCGTCTTAAAGAACTACAGGCTATTAGACAACAGCAGTCATCTGATATACCTCTGCCGGAGACAGGTCTTGGCTCACTTACTCTAGATCGTAATTCACTAATAGTTGATGCACGTGATCGTAATGCAGGATCAGATCCAAAAAGTATTTATGTGCCACAATTAACTCTACAACTTCCACTTCCACTTTCAATTCCATCCGAGAATACTTCACAAGATAATTGTCAATCACTTATTACCAATACTGTCACCAGTCAAGTCCCTTATGTAATACAAGAACGCTATATTCTTGCAAATAGCATTGATCGTGATTGGCTACAACAAGTCTATAGATACAAGTACAAGGTGCGTTTTACTCGTAGTACTCAAGATGCGATTCGTGTACCCATTTATGAGAACAATGAAACAGTTCCTTTTACACGCACCCTTACTACTCGTGGTATTAACAACATTGCAGGGTATTATGATGATGCGGGTACTTTTCGCCCAGCTTATGTTGCAGGTGCTTCTCTTGGCGCTGAAATAGGCTCAGAGACAATTGTACTTCCGGTTGATAATAATGCAAATGTGCAAACTAACTTTCGCAATATTCACTCAGTTCAAGTTACAAATGTAGTTATTCCTATGGATGTTGTCGTTGCTGCGACACCTTTTGGTAATTTTACTACTGCAAGTACTACTGGTGGCGGTGCAACGTCTAAGAACATCTTTAATTATGATTTTAACTTTAACTTTCCCTATTTGCTTCTTCAAGTAGATGAATTTCGTGACGTATACGAAGGTACTGATGATGCTATTCGTAGTAGCTTTTGTCAACTGGTATATTACAAGTCATATCAGAGTAACACTGGACGCGGTTACGTTGTGTTGCGTCCCGCCCAATGCGAAAAGAAGGTCTTTTATCCGGCAGCGCTATCAACACTACCCACATTGTCTATGTCTCTATTGCGTCCTAATGGTCAACTACTAAATCAAAGTCGTGATGGTCTATCTATTATGAAGATTGAGCACTCTATTGATCAAAATTCTCTGTATCTACAAATTTTTGCAAACAAGTTCTTTGATAAAAACGAATATTGCCAAGGCGATAATGTTCAATTCAAAGCATATTCTCTTTTTAAGATTGCTGATTCTCAAAATAATTCGGATATTGAACGGTTTAATGGCTTTATTAATCGTTCAGATGGTCACGAAGTTGTCTCAGTAGGTGCAGCTAATAATAATGGTTTCTACCGTAGTTTTTACATTCGTGCACCAGGCACTTTTGATGATAACACGGGGCGCATTATATTAGATGAATCCGCCGTTCATCAACTAGATGTGTTCAATACTACAATGAGCACAGACTCTATTGTTGCAGCAGCATATGCATCTGATATTGATAATGGTCGCATCCAAAATGGATTTATTCTTAATATGTCTCTTCAAAACTCTATTTCTTTAAGACTAGAACAAAAAATATATGACTCGTCTGCAATTGGGTCTATTAATGTATAGACCCTAACATTTATATTACACCTAAAATCTTAAACGTTGTTAAAAAATGGTAAAGTTTGTCTATAATTTGTGATGTTCTTGTAATGATGGACCGCGGCATTATATGCATTCTTGTATTTGCAGCATGTATTGTTATTATTGGTGCTATGCGCACAAACAACTCTGTTAATGAACATTTTGCAATTATTACACCTACTATTGAATCTGCTACACAAGACCTACTTATTAACCCAATGGTACCAATGACTAAAAATGAGATAACTGTAGCGAAAAAACTAGCAGTAGGCTCAATGATGAAAATGTCATCATCTGATGCAAGTGGTATTTTTAACATTGGTGGAGATACCGCATTTGCAATGAAACGCGGAGGATATCTAGGTGTAGGTACGGTTGATCCTAAGGATGGTTTAGACATAACAAGTGATACTGGTAAAAATCTAAGCATTTCACTTAATGATTCATTGCGCAAATATAGATGGAGCCTTCGCATGCGCGATGATGCACCAGATATAAATACTAATCCTGATGGAGCCCTTATGATTTCATCTGATCTAAACGTAGATCCTTCTGGTGTTATGTACATGAAACGCACTGGTCAAGTAGGTCTAGGTACATCTACACCAGCGGCAAAACTACATGTGGAAACTACTGACAGTGACAACAATGGCCTTATTATATCAAATGTAAAACATGCTCAAAGCGCAACTCTTTCTACATCACAAGATGGTTCACGACTTATTTCATCGGGAAATCTTGATCTTAGTGCAAATGGCGGTGATGCAAGTGTGTACATAACACATGACGCAAACAATAAAACTGCATTAGGTATTGGTATTCCAATGCCATCTGAATCACTACATGCTACCGGTAATGCACGGATTGAAGGTGGATCTATTTTTCTTGGAGGAGGTGCTGGAATGAATATTAAACGTGGGGCATTTGTGTCACGTAATACAATAGGAACAACACTAGAACAACCTGGTAATGGATCTCTTATATTTAACACAAATGATAAAGATCGGCTTGTTGTTGACGGTAATGGGATGATTAAATTAAATAATAATACGACAATTGATGGTGAATTAACCGCTAAAGGTATTACACTTGGAGATCTTACTATTAGTAACTCAAAAGGTAAACTGCAAGTATGTGCTAATGGTCAACCGTCTTCATGTAGAAATATTTAAGGCAAGACGCGATGACATGTATTTGAACTCATGACATGAAAGCATAATACAAGTAAAATACACAAACGAATTAATAAAAAAACATGGAGTGTTTTATTTGGCTCATTGGAGCATAATAGATACCACAAGCCTACCATAAGTGGTATTATTACTTGAGGTATAGCTGTGAATAAATCAGGGTGGTTACTATAATAAAACAATGCATTCCATATTGAATAAATAACAAGAAATGCAGCTACATTGTTTACCCGCGGATCATTCCATTTAAGTTCAAATGTCCAAAGAGACAATAGTAATGCAAGTAATGCAATAAGGTAATTGTGTGCAATTATAGACTCTGGTATTGTTACTGCAATATTTGCTAATAGCACATATAGTGTCGCTTTTGGATTCCATAATATAATTGGCAATGAAACAATCATTACGAGTGTTTTAACAATAATAAACAGAGGACTAAACGGCATATTTACAATATATACACATATTACACCTGTAATAAATTTGAGTTTACTAGATGCTTACGGAATTTTGTGACTATAGATAAAGAGTATGTGGCCACTCGTTTTGATATGTGTGCTATTTGTCATTATAGTATCTGTAGGCATCTATACAACGTGGGTTACTTATGTTACTGTTGCAGATACAGATTCTCGCATTAGCAAACTTAATGCTGCTCACCGAGAAGTAACCGATGATCTTAAGCTAATATCTACAGATGTTAACTATAATGATAAGATTTTAAGCGACGAAGAACGCAATACTCGCGAAATTATTAATCAAAACCAATCTGATTCTGATAATCGGATTACCACAATTGAGACTAATATTCGTCACGACTTTGATGCATTATCAACAAAATATGCAGAGATTGTTGAAATGCGTGGTGCTGCTGCTCTTGCTGCTGCATCTACTGGTATTTATGATACTATTGCAGCGTCTAATGCAAGTGTTTGGACAGGTATTAGTAATACTGGTAAAATTGCTGATGCGAATTTAAATTCACGTGCAACTGGATTAACTACTACCACGACCAATATGTTTAACTTGAATTCTAATGCATTAAATGATTATAGACGTACTAATAACGAGGTTCTATCATCTACAAATGATAAGGTGGCTGCACATACATCTGAACTGGGTATATTACACTCGCAATTTGGAACTTTAAGTGACTTTAGTAATGTAACTAAAAATCGGCTTGGTAATCTAGAAAATTGGCGTACAAATATGACTACAGCAGGCGGTACAATAGATATTCTTAAAAATGAAATGCGTAGCGATATGGATAGTAAAGATCAAACACTTTTATCTCAAATAAATGCACAAGAACTAAATTTAAATGTTTCAACAGGAAATATTAGTAAAGCGCTTTATGGGTTTTCTAATCAAATGTCTAACATAGGTGTTAGTGTTAACAATGCAATTAACAACTTAAATACACAATCTGTGCTTGACAATCCTATGCGTTCTAATATATTTATTGACAATGCTACTGGTCAGATTGGTATGGGTGGTCGCGGAGGCGTGTTTTCATCTACACGACTTCCTCTTGCAGATCTAGAGATTAATAATGGTGGCACAGGAAAATCTCTTATGCGACTAACAGGTACAACTGGTGCTGCTATTGAGCTAAATGGTTCAGGTGCACAATGGGCTATTGATGCATCTGGTAATATGACACTTGATGCAAATCCTACTGGTGGCATGACTCTTCAAGGAGTTTCTAGCGGGCCTTTGGTTATTGGTTCTAGAAATGTGGCTAATTCAGCGTATTTGCAAAATTACAAAATGTTTGTAAATGGAACATTAGGTGTGGCTAACAGCAATATTATTGAACTAGGTGTTGGTGTAGCAGGAAAAGATGTTAATGCGGGCAAATTATTATATAATACAGTAGACAACACCTTACACATTACAGGCGCTGGATCTGCTCAAGCAACCCGTAAAATTGCACTTGATGGCGAGGGTGGTGTAAGTGTTGCTGGATCTCTTAATGTAGCAGTCAATAAACAAGTATGTGTTGGATCTACATGTATATCTGAGAGTGATCTACAAGCATTCAAATCATGGACACCAATTGGTATTATTACTATGTGGAGTGGAACAGTTGCACCACCTAACTGGGGATTGTGCGACGGAACTACGTACACTCGTACGGATGGTACTGGTACTATCAAAAGCCCTGATCTTCGCGGTCGGTTTGTAATGGGTCAAGGTCAAGGAACAAGTCTTACAAAAAGAACATTAAATGATGTAGGTGGTGCTGAATCGGTAACACTCACTATTGCACAGCTTCCTGCACATAATCATGGTATTAATGATCCTGGACATACGCATACATATAATACAAAACACACTGCTATGCCACAATCTGGTAGAGATACATGGGTATGGTATAGTGATAAAACTGCAACTACAAGTATATCACAAACAGGGATTACTATTCAAAACACCGGAAGTGGTCAATCTCTATCAATTATTCCACCCTTTTACACTCTTGCCTATATTATTAAAATCTAAAAGGCTTAAACGCCATCATTTTTCTCTCCCTTATCATCAAATGCACGGTGTTGCAAAGGTACTAGCAGGACTTGCGGCACTTGTGTGTCTCGCTGCTATTATCTATGTGACATTCTATAACTATGAAGCTACTAAGAAGGACCGACAACTACTAGATAAAATTAATCTTCAACATCAAAATGATATTAAAAATATGTTAGATATGTCAACTGATATTAACTATAATGATAAAAAAATAGTTGAAGCTCATTCATCTGCAGTTGAACGCATGGAACAAATTCAAATTGATATGGTTAAATTTATTAATGAACAACAAGAAAACCTAATTAAAGAGCTTGATATTGAAAATGTAAAAGGTCAGTTATCTTCAACTGAGCTGACCCTTTTAAAACATATCGTTGAAACTAATTCGGATCTATTAAAAACAATGGTAGACAAAGAAACGGGTATTCATAGTAGAATTGATGATTTACAATCTACATATAGTCAAACAATAATAAACAGCAATGATGCATTACATAAAATGTTACAACGCAACATTGATACACTGACTAATATCATTAATAATTACAAAACTGATAACAATAAAAGTGTAGAGGTTCTTAGAGTAACGTTACATGCTTTACAAACAACCGTTGAACGGCATCGTGTAGAAGATGCAGCTGCACTTGCAGCACAGAAAAATGACCTAAGTGCTCTTATTAATAAAGCTGACCAATATATTAAAAATGTTGAAACAACTATTGCTCAAACTGCAAGCGCTGTTGCATCTAGTCCTGCAACCGCATACTCTACTCTTCTAATGAATTCATTGTATTTAAAAAGAGATGGTTCAGGTAATATTGGAATTCATACAGTTAATCCTCAAACATCATTAGAAATTGTAGATACACATCCACGAATTCGGCTTAATGGTGGAACAGCTGGTTTAGAAATGGGAATGGATTCTATATATGGAAGAGTAATGATGGATGGTAATTATAACATGCATTTATTAACAAACGATAATCAAGATATCTATTTACAAGGCAGAAATGCACAATTATCGGATATTTCAAGTACTGCTGGTAATGGTAATGTAATAATAGGCAGTAATCCTGGAACTACATACGTGCCTCCAACACTAGCCACAATTACTCAACCAAATGCTACCGGATCTGTTTCGGGTCCGCGAAAACTTATGATTAATGGAAATGTTAGTATTTATGGTAGCGGTGATCTAGAGTTTGGTACAGGTGCACAAAAGGCACCTGATAATGGAAAAATTGCTTATCAAAAATGGTCTATTGATGCTCTTGATATTACGGGTGCCGGTAATATTGGTGGTGTAAATAATCGCAAGGTAAAGGTATGGGCTGAGGGTGGATCTGAGTTCACAGGACCTGTAAAAGTGTCTAGTACATGTCAACTATCTGCTGGCCCGGATTCAACAAACGCGACTATTAATAGTTTATCATCTGGTTGTTCTATGAATGCTCCTGGTCTTATCGTAACTGATAATAATAGTACCGGTACTATTATTAACAATATTAAGTTTTCCAAAGGTGCCTGGAGTAATTACTCTGATAACTCTATTGAAAAAGCCGAAATATGCAATGATACAACAAGTCGCAAAGCACTTGTGATTGGCGGTAATCGTTCATCAACTAACACGGCTGGTCAACGTAAAGTTGAAATTTTAGACAATCTTGTTGTAAATGGTACTATTAATGCTAACGGTGATATTACTACCACTGGAAAGGTACTAGCATCTCAAGATGTATCTGTTTCGTCCGATAGACGCCTAAAGAGTGATATTAGACCGATAGTTAATGCTCTTAATAAGGTTAAAACACTTAATGGATGCACGTTTACTAAGAATGGCACTAAAGAGCGTTCTACAGGATTAATTGCCCAAGATGTACAACAAGTGCTTCCAGAAGCTATAACTATCGGAGAAGGCGGCTATTTAAGTGTAGGTTATGGAAACTTGATTGGATTATTGGTTGAAGCAATTAAAAATCTAGACGCAAAATTAGAAGCGCAAACATCAAAGGCTTAGACATATTTTGTTACATAACAATAACGATTGCATAATGTCAACATCTATGTCTTGGCTAAATGCTGAGTTTGGACGAGGTCTAAATCTCAAAGACTATGCTGGTGTAAAACTAGAAAATGGCACATATGCACCTGCTGCAGGTAAAGATCTTACATTAAATGTATTTGCTGGTCGTACACGTTGGCACGGATGCTCTAATAATTTTGATCATGTTGGTAATCAATGTTATCCAAAGTGCGCGCCGGGATATACTGGTGTAAAGGGAACATGTTTTGAAAATTGCCCTGGAACTACTAGTGATACAGGTAATCCTGCAGCACCTGTATGCAATCAACTAGATGTGATTTCAAGAAATGTTACAGGTTATACCACAATTTGCCCCGGAGGCACTGTTGATAAAGGAACAACATGTAATACTCCTCGTAATTGTTGGGATACTAGAGGATGTAATGGCTGGGGTTGGGAATGTTGGGGTGGTACAGGATGTAATGGTGACAATTCGGTTGGCAATAAAGCAGATTTTAAAGTATGTTCTAGTGGATATCATTTGGCAAATAATCAATGCTTTGAAAATTGTCCAAGTGGCTATCAAAATTTAAATGACACTACATGCTTCAAACCACCTTATACCTATACTAAAAGAACCTATAGTCGTCCAGCTAGTGTAGATACTGTTCCGTAAATTTATTTTTATACTTAAACAATTCATGTAGTGGCATACTAAAGATGGACACTATTACAAATGTTTATACTAATCCAGAAAAAGAACGCGAATATGCATTATCATTGACATATCCAATTATTAAAAATAATGGAAGCCCTGGTAAAACTACTTCTGCAACATATAATCCTCTTTCAGAATCTTATCAAAAAATTGATTCATATTTTAAAACAAAAGGGTCGCATATACATGTAGTAGATCATTCTTATCGGGTAACAATGAGCAACGATCCATATGATTGCTTTGTGCACACCGATTCAAGTGATTATCAAATTGTTATATCATTAACTCCTTATCATCATATTGAAGATGTTGAATGTTATTTAAAACATAATGCAACAGGTGTTAATTCAATTGAATACTTACGACGTGTATATGATAATCAATATGCAGAAGGTGTTATTCCAGCTATGCGCGATGCATATAAAACACATGATTTCAAAGGTAATGACGGTATTGATACAATGAGCATTATTGCAACGGAACCTATTGAATATAATAAAGCAATCATTATCAATTGCCGCCGTTTTCATGCACCATCAAAGGGTCATTTTGGAGATAATGTTTTAAATGCGCGACTAATGGAGATTTATACGATAAAAGTACGTTCTATGTTTACAAGCACATTATTTCCATATGTATGGTATCATCCTGATGTAATCGCCGATGAAGACTGTGATGCATTAATTAATCTTATTCGCCAAATGGATATACGTCCAGAAGCTGCAGACGCATTCTTTGAATATAAGTCTAATTTGTTAAAACGAGCCGTATATACATATTTTGACCATATTCGCGATACTTCTCCTGATCTTGACGAATTTTTAACCCTTGCAAATTCTAAAACGAAACTAGAACTAGATCTAGAACTAGTACCTGAATATTTGCCACGTTTTTCTAATAAAAATTGGAATTATAATCTTTCTGGACCAAATGGAGCATTTTCAGTATTAATTCAACTTAATGATAATTCAACTGGTCTTTCCCTTTATAATCATTATGCACGTACTACTGAAATAATTTCAGCTAAAAAAGGGTCACTACTCATTTATCCACATTCATGGCTTTACCCAGTAATGCAAACGCGCATTATGGATGGTGAAAAGTATTTAGTTAGTGGAATTATTACAACATCATCACTTAAAACAACAAGGCATTAATCATAAAATGGATACCATGTATGTGCCCCATATAATTGTGGGCGCAGGACCAGCTGGGCTTCAAATGGCCTATTATCTTCAGCGTGCTGGAGAAGACTACATTATTTTAGAACGCGCTGATCACGTTAGTTCATTCTTTTCTGTTTTTCCACGTAAGCGACGCTTGATTTCGGTTAATAAAAAGAACTGTGGCATAAATGCAACTTCTGAATTTAAAATGCGTTTTGATTGGAATTCCCTTCTAAATGAAGATGATGATGACGCCTTTCGTTGTACTCAGTATTCAAATGAGTATTTTCCACATACTCATGAACTACAAACTTATATGCGAGCTTTTGCAGATAAATATGGCATTACTTCGCATATACATTTTGGGCAATCTGTAGCAAATATTTCAAAAAATGAACAGCAATTTATAATAACTACAACAAAATGCAAATATACATGTGATAAGCTCTTTATTGGCACAGGAAATACTCCTAAACCGATACCTTCTTATTTAACTGATTTATCAAATGATATTGGGGCAACTTTGTATAGTTATGAGAATGTTCCATTAGACTCATCACTATTTGAGAATAAAAATGTATGTGTAGTTGGTACTGGTAATGCCGCTTTTGAAATAGCCGAATTTATGAATCAATATGCGGCAAGCGTTGCTTTATTTGGACCAGCTAAAGTTGCATGGCGTCAACACTATCCTGGTATGTTACGATCAAATAACATGTCAATGTTAGATACAATTTATCTTAAGCTTAATAATACATGGTACATACCTCATACTAATCATCATAAATTACATACACAAACTCACATTTATCTTCATAATCAAATGATAAAATGGGCTGATCAGACTAAAGTTGATGCAATCATATATTGTGGCGGTTTTCAATTTAATACAGATATATTTGATGAGTCATATAAACCTATTCTTTTAGATAATGGATTTCCAATGCTAACATCATCTTTTGAGAGTACTTCTAGTCCAGGAATGTATTTTATTGGTGCACTAACACAAGGATATGATTTTAAAAAGGGTTCTTCTGCATTTATCCATGGTTTTAGGTATAATATTAGGTATCTAGCGCGTACTTTGGGGCTACTATCATTTGCACCTAAAATTGTTACAGATGATGCAACATTATTATTAAACCATATGTTAACCCGCATTAATAATAGTTCATGTCTATCTTTGCGTTATGAATATTTTGCAGACTGCTGTGTATGGCAAACCGATGGTACAATTGCGTATTACGAAGACGTTCCTATTAATTTTGCAGCTACTCGGGACTTTAATAGAACATGGACAATTCGCCTTGGGTTCTCACGCGATTTTGACTGGGACCTACATCAACGCGAATATGTATTGCCTCAACATGGGCATTTATGTGCATTTTTGCATCCTATTATTGAATATATTGATAACGGTGAACTTTATGAATTTCACATTGTAGAAAGTCCAACGGCTCAGTTTGTAAATGAAGATGCGCATTTGCTGCCATTAAGTATGTATTGGGAGTTTGCTGTAAAAAATGGAGGAGTTAATGATACAGCTGGATTAAAACTAGCCATTGAAAATATTCGTATTAGAGGGATGTATGAGCGTTATCCGCGAATTATAGAGCTGCTAGAAGAGTCAAATGATGAATTGTGCGCGGGCTGTATTAAAGATGCTACAATCCATCATGACACGACTGACTAATTTAAACATAAACAAATTCGGTAGCGGAACCAAACAATCCCTTAATAGATATAAGTTGCTCATAACTTCCAATAAATTTAACTGATTCAGGTTTAATATCATCAAAGTAATACCAGTCATTTGCGCACTTATAAAAGCACGTATAATGTCCTGTTATGTCATTACCTTTATGGATAATGATAGATGATAAACTTAATGGCACAGTGTTCTTTTTTAACATAATAACTTCAGATGGTATAACCGGTACAGTTAACTTAGTAACACGTCCAAGAACACGCCGATGTACATGTACGATTAACATAGGGGCGCTAAGATGCTTAATGACAGTAGTAACGTAGTTGTATGTTACACCACCAGTTCCAACTAAATTAGCGGCCGTAACCATTTTATTTTTTTTAACAAATTCATCTACCTTCAAAGGTACTTTACCAGATTCCTTTAGAGAATCCGATGTAATATCAATAACTATTTCGGCAACTTCTGTGCGTCTAGATGTAAGAACTAATGGTGATGTTTTATTAATCTGACCATATACTTCAACTGTACGTTCAACATTATCACTTTTAATAATGTTTAGTTGTTCAAGTTTTGTAAGAATATCCATTGGCGATAATGGCTTATCAATCCATCTATCTTCTTCTTCTTCTTCATTATCACCAGCATGTAAAACCATGCGAAGATCTTCGCATGTAGTTGCTACTGATTCTTCATGCATGCCTTTAATAACTTTTTGTAGTTGATCTTGTACAGCCTTTGCGGAGTTATTTGATACAGGCTTGAGTACTTGACGTTCAATCCATGAACCACGTTTATGAAATAGGGCTACAAATAATGAGTGCATGTAACAACTGTTTTTATTGTTTTCTAAATGTGCCCAGAATTTTTCACATGATTCACTTGGACTACTACGTGATTTACTTGGACTACTACGTGATTTACTTGGACTACTACGTGCTTCACTTGGACTACTACGTGATTCGCTTAGACTACTACGTGATTCGCTTGAACTACTACGTGATTTACTTGGACTACTATGTGATTTACGTGGTTCACTAGGAGTGCTCTTAGCACGCATCAAACTTAAATTATACCAATCAACATCTTTCTTTCGCAAATATCCAACACCTGTTAATACGCCATGATTTTCATAATCATCCCAATCAAATAATTCTCTTGTTTTGGGTACATACAGATATGTATAAACTACACCTTCTCTGCGAAGGTTTATTTTAAGAGGATGCACTTCATCATGGATAACTTGTGAAATCTCAGCTTCAACATCCCATGCTCCTGCAAAGCCAGAAGGAAGACCTGGAGGATATGTATAGCATTTTACTTTATGAGCTGCAGGCAGCGCTCTATTATTTATTTGACAATCAACCGAAGATTGCTTTAACATTTTAAGAAATTCGCTAATTAGACGATCTTTGCGCTCTGCTACTTGCAAAATATGCTGATCAGATGTAAGAGAATTATCTTTTCGTCGAAGAGTAATATTTTTTTCTAATAGTTTTGGCGTCAATTGAGACACATAAATAAATACATCTACATGACGTTTTTCAACAGGAAGTGCAATATGAGAATACATGCGCGATGCTCGCCCAATTACCTGTTTAATGCGATTTTGATTCCAATATGGCTCAAATATATGAACTTGACGAACATTCTTTAGTGAGATACCCTCAGCACCCGATTGAGTAATCATTAGCACTTTAATTAGTTGTCCATAGAGATTGTTTGCATCTGCTCCATAAAGTTGACGTAACTGAGTTGCAATAGTTCCCGGGATTTTTCTAAAGTCAGAGTTATAAATAGCAAGCAATACCTCAGTTTCTTCTTTATTACCTGTAAATTTAATGTATTTTGGCTTATGTACATCAGCAGGTGCTATGATAAGATGCCACCCTAATTCTTTTTTAACACGTAGTTCTGCAAACCCATGAGCATCAAGAACCATTCCTAACATTTGCAGACCTTCTACATTGCGATATTGAGAATATGATAAAATAGGGCCTTCACTATTTTTAATATTGTTAATATACGTTGCAAATTTAGGAGAATAAATAGCTAAATCTTGAACTAGATACTCATTTGCTTTTTGACGCACTAGGTCTAATGCTAACTTAATATGCGCTTCATATTTACTTAATGCAACAGCCTTAAAAGTTTGCTTACCATGTTCCTTACCACTGATTGGTACTTGTTGAGATTGGGCTTGGGCTTGAGAAGGAGGTGAAGGAGGTGAAGGAGGTAAAAGAGGTGTAGGAGGTTGTGCTTGAGATGGATGAGGTGAAGGAGGTTGTGCTTTAGCTTGTGCCTTTAGCAATGCCTTGCCAATTGCACCAGTCTCTTTTACACAGCATTTAGTTGCCGGATTTACAATCATACCTGCCGGACAAGGTTCTTTAATGCACCCGCCACCAGACTGAATAACTTCTGCATCAACATCAACATCATCAGTACCATCCTCATTGGCTGTATCCATCTCTCTTAAAAATGCTCGGATATCCATTGGATATTGGCGCTCAATGCCTTTTGGGAATGCAAAGAGACATGCTGCGCGACTAAATGACTTAAACACACTTGTCTCATTTTCATTATTTCCTTTGCGTTCTTCCATAATACGTTCTTTTTGACGCGCTTCTACATAAACATGACACTGCCAGTCTGACATAGGTACCATAATTGTGTTAATTTTTTCAGTTGGAAATAGACCACTTTCAGGGATGCTAACAGCCGACACAGCACCTAAAGACCGTTGCATAAACAACTCTTCATTACAAACAGCGTCTTTATCAATAAACAAACGGTTAAATGTTGGTTCGTCAGCAGGCAGTGGCAAATAATACTTGGGATGCGGATCTACTTTTATAGGCACTTTTATAGAACTAATAATAGATGCTAACCCAACCTTATCATCTATGGGTGCTTTATTACGACGTTTCACATTATATCCATCAGCACTTTTGTCAAAATGAGCATCCACAAGTTGCACTTGGATTAAGGTATTTTGTGCTGTCATCGCATAACGATATACACGTGGGTTAGATGCCATGCTAGCATAAATTGACTCCAATTGATTAACTTTAAGGTTCTTTGGAAGTTCTAATTGATAAACCTTATTATACCCTTTGAGTACGTTAATAATATAAGCAACCTCAAAAGGCCTATTAATAATAGGAGTACCCGATAGTAATATAATTTTAGCATCTACAGCACTCATAAGACGCTCGTATAAAATGCGAGCATTACTCTTAGGGACTTTCCCTTCTCCGTTATAAACCTGTGAAATAAAGTTATGCACCTCATCAATAATGATAACTTTATTATCAAATGGATTAACATGACTTTGATTACGATACTTTTCCATAACAACCTTGCTTAAACCGTTATAATGAATAAAGGTGTACCGTGAATGAATGGCTGCATTAATTTGTGTTATAATTGCCTTTTGATCTTCAGCATTAAGTGTATCAAATGACCGATATTCACTACTAATACCGGTAGTATTAATTGGTGCCGGTATCCAAAGCCCTTTACAGGTTCGCAATGAAAGTAATTTATGAATCCAAAGTGGAGTTTTTGCACTTATTGTGGTAAAGTCAGATTTTGGTGCAAAACGCCAACGTTGTTGAGGTGAATAAGACGGACTACCGCACTTTTGTAATTCACCTACATAATTGACTTCTAGTGATGCAGGTAACATTACAATAACCTGTTTATCGTGTTTAATAAGCATTTCAGCGGCAGCAATTGACGCACATGATTTACCAGCGCCTAATGCGTGAAATAGAAGTAGACCGCGATATGGACTAGAATATTGAAGATAGTCTTGTACAAATCGTTGATGTGACTTATATTTGACTGCACGAATAGCACCTACATTAATATCGGCTTCTATGTCTACATCTTCTACCGCGGCTTTTACAAATTTATCAAATACCCAGCGAATATAACCAACTTGATCGGGCAACATCCATTCTTCAGACTTTACAGAAGGCTCTAGATGTCGCACATCTGCAGCGCTAATAATTTCAAGATCTGATTTTGCTTTAGACCGACTCATTTACACTCTTTATAAGATAAAACTGCCGGCTGTTGCACGTCAAGCTATATGCTATTCTTAATAAATTTTAACCACTTGTGCATTAAATCTTACTTTTTTTATGTGTATTCATTGCAGAAAGAAGTATTATGACTGCTAGAATATACCGCTATGTCATTGATAGCCGAGATCGTAATACTAATATATACCCATCGCCTGCTTCATATAGCATTAATCTTCCCGAATCAATTCTTAATGTAGAATCAGTAAAATTGCTCTTGGCAGATGTACCATTTTCAAGATATATTGTGCATAATGCAAATAACATTTTACATATATCTGAAACAGGCAATGCTACAAATGCTATTGCAATTGAGCTAATAACCGGAGATTATGAAGCCGTTGCACTTGCTAATCATATACAGTCACGACTAAATGCAAAATGTAATGCTATGTATACCGTAACCTATGACAATATTCGTGATACATTCACAATATCTTCAGATCTTACTGATAAAGTAACAGAGGGTATATTTTACTCATCATGCATGATTGCATGTAAAGGAGACCCTATAATAGTTGATGACAAGCCTTCAAATGCATTTAAACCACGATCAATATGCCGTGTAATAGGTTTTGGAAATGGAGATTATGATGGAAATGTAAGCGATGGTATTAATAAGTATACGAGTACTGGTGTTAGAACAGGAGTACTTACAATTATTGATGCTATTACACCGGTTGTTTTAATAGGAGATATGCTAATGTTAACTTGTATAGGAATTAATGGGTCATTTCCTGCTTTTGTAACTGCAACTACATCTACTACAGCGAATGTGATAATTCCGTCATCATTTACAGGAAATATTCCGGCATCTTCAGGTAGTATAACTGTTACAAATGCTATAAATGGGCGTATCGTTGCTCCTTTTCGCAAAAACTTTGCACGCGACAAATATATTGTATTGCGCGTTACTAATGTAGAAAGTATTTATGGTATTACTAATATAATTGATCGCAGTTTTGGTATTATTAATAGTAAAGATTGCGCTCTTAATAATGAATATAAACATGATTCCTATAAACACTTTGATCCACCTCTTAACAGTCTTAAAAAACTTCAAATAAGTTTTTATGACTATAATGGTAACCTATATGACTTTCAAAATCAAGAACATCGTTTAGAACTTGATTTTGCAGTATGGGGACAAAGACAAATCAAAACATTATGTAATATGTAAGCCCACTTTTTTCCTCTCATATGATTAATACAGCCTATCATGGTTCCTACGCAAGGTGTCATTGGCACAGTTATTATTCTTGTAATGCTTATTTTAACTGTAGTTACTTATGCAGTAATGCGTGATCCTACACTTAATGTACTATTTTATACACTTATGATTGGACTTTCTATTGGATTTCTTATGTGTCTTATTCGGATTAGTGCAATTCTCAGTTCACAAAAAAATAAAGATATTCTAAATCCTAGTATAATCACATTTACCTCATGTCCAAACTATTGGGCAAAAAAGCAAGATTCAAATAATACTATTAAGTGTATAAATCAAGTAGCCGATAGTCGTACATATGTAAGTGTGCCAGTCGCTGGGACATCTACGGATCCTATTGCTATTAACAGCGAAATCAATCTTACAAACATTAACAACAATAGTACTGTTGATAAATGCAACATTGCCGCCACATATCCATGGAGCGAGGCTTATGCAAAATGTCCGTAGTATATTTAAGCTCATTTTACTATGTTAAATAACTGTGGTCTATAATGACATTAACCATTAATAATTCGGCGTATTCTACTTTATTAGCGGCATTACATGCGCCAATTTCTCCACGCATTGCTATAATTGGTCCTACAGGCTGTGGTAAAACAACTCTAGTATATAACGCGGCTTCTAAAGCTGGTTTTGACATTATAGAGGTTAATGCATCTGCAACATCTCTTAAACAAATTGAAGATACCTTACATGATATTGTTATGAATACAACAATTGATACATTCTTTGCTCCAACAAAAAAATTATTGTTTATAGATGACGTAGATATACTCATGATGTCATTTCCAAAACTAGCGTCGTATCTGGTTACATGGTTAAAGGGTACTATTCGTTATCCTATTTTGTTTTGCATACAATCTCAAGAAGAACGACGACTATCAGACCTTAAAAACATCGTAACTATTTTGCGTTTATCACGACCTTCAACCCAAGAGTGTCTTGCACATTTTATTAACGAAACAAAAGACCAGCGTGTTGATGAATCGCATTTGCTACAACTAATTAAAGCTCATAAACATGATTTACGTGCAATATCTGCTAACTTATCACAATTAACAAATAATAAAGTAACTACCGATGTAAACGGTAATAGTACTATACATATAGATAGTCTACGCGCAACATTTTCTGATTTGACACTTTATGATATTCAAAATAAAATATTTGCTACACCGCTATCAAATACACATCTTGATGAACTTGTGTATACCGATAGCAAACTTCTTGGACTATTGTTATATGAAAACGTATCCACTGAATTACGCAAAAATCGCATAACTAAAGGTACTGATACTAAAATTATGCTTGCACACTTATCTTGTTTAAGTGATGTGTATATTCAATGTGATAAACTTGAAACATTCATGAATGCCAATATGTATTACGACATAGCGCCTATTTTTAACAATGTAATGTTGGGTACAGTAAATCATATTATTCATTCATGGCAACGTACTAGCACCCCAGACACATCATTTGTGTTTACTCCAATGATGACTAAAACCGCACTGCGTTATCAATTTGCAAAGCGCAAGACAGCCTTTTTAAGAGAATATGGTTTATCATCCAGCCACTTTTGTGACGCAGTTGCTATTGCAGCGTCTTATTTAGGTGCTAAACAGCCACGTGAACGAATAGTTAATAATGAATTGCTGAAACTAAGTAAAACAACCATTGATACAGCAGCTAAATGGGGTACAGATTATGAATTAATAACAACAATGCGCGCTACGGCGTGGAAAAAATTTGCTAGAAAACAGGCTAAAGACGCAGGTGCAGATACAAATTCTTCAGATGAGTCGTAATTTTGAGGCGTTTTTTTCTTTTCATTAGATAAATGGACAGAGGCGAGCCATTTCCAAGTGAGACCAATGATTCATTCTTTGATTCAAATGATGTAGTTGACACAGCTCCTATGCTAGCTACTGCAGCTGTTCCTACTGCAACTGTTCCTACTGCAACTGTTTCTAATGTAGATCCTACTCCGGTATCTAGTGTAGCATCTGTTGCAGTACCTACCACTGTAGCATCTGCTACCGCGGCTGCAACTGCTGCCATTACAGATCTTTCAAGTAAAGTTATGGAATCTCCTGGTCTAATGGTTGCATCAATTTTCGTACTATTGCTTATTATCTTTGTCATTATTTATCTTTATGTTAAACTAAAGCGCAATCTTAAATTCTATGAAGTTCTATCTAAACCGGTTTATCTTAAAAGCCTAAACAAGATGACTCTTGCTTCAGATTCTAGTTTCCCAAAAGGACAGGGTAATCAATTTACATATGCATTTTGGATGTATTATAACAACATAACTTCTACAACAAATTATAAGGTTCTCATGCGACGTGAGGATAATCCAATTATCTATTTAGATCCTACTGAAGCAAAGATGTATATTCGTCTACGCACTGAGCTTGCCAAAACACAAGAGGCTGGCCTTCCCAGTACAGATATAGGTCTAAATAGAGATACACGTATCAATTGGAAAGATACTAATGGATCATTAGTACCTGGTACTGATAATTCTACAAAATATCCTGAGGTTGAGACATATTTTAAAGATGATTTATGCCATTACCCGCTAATGACAGTATCATATGTTCCTATGCAGCGTTGGGTACATTATGCTATTGTAGTTGATGGAGAATATATTATTGTATATCAAGATGGTGAAATTAATAGTGTACTTAATCTAGCAAATGATAAACAATGTACCAAAAATAACAATAGAATTCCCTCTAATAATACTGCTGGATATGCGACCGATTTAGATGCTATTCAAACAGTTGGGGGTATAACTAAAACAACAGGTGATCTAAATATTGGAAATATTGCTACTCTAGATAGTCCTGATGCAGTTATTAGTCGTGTATTGTTCTTTAATTATGCAACTACAATGCAAAACATCATGGAGCTATATAACAAAGGCCCGATGCCTCAGAGTGTGTTAAGTCAACTAGGTATTCCTATGTATGGTATGCGTAGTCCCTTTTATCGCATAGATAGTGTTGATGTGTCAGATGCAAATGCCACAAGTTCTTAGAATTTTGTGTTTTGTAACAATAATAGAATGACGCCGTTAGTACAAGCACTTGTAGCGATCACAATTGTATTAATTACATGGTTAGTTATTATTCCAGCATCTTTTAAAGGCAGCGCTAAAGTAGCCGGTAATAAAGTTAAACTCAGCGTTCCTATTATTGAAGGCAAAATTATCATGAATAATAATCAACTTGTTATTGATACATCGGATCCAAATCAAATAGAATATGTATCTCTTCCGCCATCAAATAATCTAAAGGGAGGCATTCAATATAGTTACTCTATGTGGATGAATAAACTAAACAT